GAGTACGGTTCCAAGTCCAACATTTAAAGTAAATTGTGCTGTGCTAAATCCAATTTGATGTCTTCCATCAAGTCTTCTAAAAGTATCTGTTGATAAACCAGAAACGTTGATAACATCTCCTATTCTCAAATCATGTGGTTGAGAAGAGAGTCCTATAACATTTCCAGTGCGATTATCATAACTAAACACAACATTTTCAATTTTTACTATTGTTGATGCTACCGATACAATTTCTTTTCCATTTACGAACGATACCTCACCAGAGAAACCATTTCCTTTTCCTAAGTTTTTAATTCTAAGAGGATCTTTAACTTGATATCCAGATCCAGCACTTAATATTTCATATTGATTAATTCTGCCAGGAGATGCATAATCAACTTCAATTTCTTGATCTACAATTTTTCTACTATCATGTATTCCTTGATACTCTGCACCAGAACTATCAAGTTTGTAAGGATTTACATTTCTTCTTAGATTTAAATTATTTAAATTCAAATCTTGATTATTTGTTTCTACAAAATTAAACTCATCAGGTTTTGCAACATAGTTAGCTCCAATTAGATATGGAAAAACTGGAGAACGGAAATTTTTAAATGTTCCACTGGTTTCATTTTGATTTGGATTAATGGTTGCAAAATAAGCAAATGTTCCGTTTGGATAATCAGGTGTAACACAATATCTTCCATTATTCTCGTCTAAATCACCATCCGCAGTATATTCATAATCTTCAATGAAAAATCCAAGTGGGAAATCTGATATTGGAGGCCCATTCTCTCTTGTTGTTTTGAGAGTATATCCAGATCTCATAATTCTTACAACACCACCATCTTTACGATCATATCCATAAGGGCCATAAATTGGATTTCCATCATAACACCATCCAATAATAGGAGAGTGATTTAAAGACGCTTGTTCTGCATTGTTTACTATGTTTAAATCATTTGAAGTGTAATCTACAGTTCCATCACTATTTTTTTGTTTTAAAATTTTTCTAAGACCTCTGGGTGCATAAAATGATGTAAATTTAATTCCTTCATCATTATTACCTCTAGTTAAAAATCCGTCATCATCATAAAATATATCTTCATACCTTTTTACGTTATTAACTGACCATGATCTAATTTTTGGTAAAAATACAGCACCAGTGCCAGGAATGATTTCCTCAACACTAACTGAAGCGGTTGAATATCCAACACCACCATTATCAACAGTGATTGAATCAACTCTTCCATTACTAATTGATGATATAATTTTTGCACCAACTCCATCACCTAAAATATTTAAGTCAGGAGTAGATGTGTATTCATCGCCAGAACGAGTTACAATAACAGACTGTATTTTTCCATTTGTTACGATTGCTTTATACTCAGAGGACGAACCAGAAGAAACACGGACTTGAGGTGGAATACTAAAGTTAAATGTTGAGTCATTTCCATATCCAAGTCCAGATTTTTCAACATTAATAGATGTGATTGAACCTCTTACAATTGGATTGACTCTTGCATGAAAGTTTTCTGTTGTTGTGTTAACTCCTATTTCTCCTTTTACATTGACGACGATTGGAGGATAATTAAATATGTGATTTCCCGATCCAACTGAAGTTAATCCTACAAATTGTTTTGCTACATAGTTTTCATCCGATAAAGTAGAACCAATACCAGCAGCTGCTAATCTAAATTTACTATCATCAATTTTTAAAACATAGTAATCTTGATCGGTATCCAATCCACCAATTTTAATCACATCATTAGAATAACGAATCAGTTCTCCATCTTCAAATCCATGACCTACATATTCAATAAAATCTGAGTAAGTATTAATACCACTGGTAGGAATTAATCTTCTCTTATTTTCATAACCCTCGCCAGGATTTTCAATAATAATTTGACCTAAAACAAGTTTTTGATTTAAACTTTGAAATCTTTGCGTTCCATCAGCGAATCCAGTAATATTAAGTAAATTTGATTTTGTGATAGCATCGTTTACGTTATTTGCAAGTTTAATTGTTGTGGTATTGACTTTTGATACAAAATAAACTTCATCATTAGCAAGTCTTTGATCTGGTGTTTCTTGAACTTGATCAGTAGTAATGCCAGCACTTGCAATACCGATTGCACCAAGACCAAATGTTTTATAAATTACAGCCTCTCCATCTCTAAATTTATGAAATGTTCCAAAACCAATCGTATTATTAGCAATGTTAATCGCATCACTTGTAGACGATGCATCAAAATCCATGAAATGTTCAACTTGTTTTAATCTTGACCTTGCAACAGCACCAGTTCCATTACCACCACTAATTTCTATAGTTGGTGGTTCAACATAATCAAATCCAGAATCAATAACATCAATTCTTTCAAATTGACCTTTGATATTTGCAGTCGCACTTACACCAATACCAGTTAAACTCTCAATACTTACTTTTGGAGGATTAATTACATCAAATCCAGTTCCACCCTCTAATACATCAATTGACTGTATGCCACCAAATTGAATAACATCACCCGACTTGTAATTAGATATTTCAGTTCCGTTTACCAACATTCCAATTGTGCCTGGCGATGTTTCACGTTTTGCACCATCAAATACTGGATTTATAGAAAATCTTTTTAATAATTTTTGATGATCTAATTTTTTACCAGCTAAGTCAGGAACTGATATTTTAAATGTTCCACTTCCAGTAGCATTTACAAAATTTCCATTAATTAAGTCTGGTAAAGAGTTTGCAAGACGAATGTTATTTGAACTTACACGACTTACATAATAATTTTTACCATCAATCAACTGACCTAAAAATCCACTAATGACTTCATATTTGACAACCTCTCCAGAATAGAATCCATGATCTGATGCACCCTCTGTAACCTGTATTAACTGTATAACGTCTCCTCCAGTGGCGCCAGTCCACGTTACAGAACGATCTGGCGCTACTATAGGTTCATTACCTAAACTTGGAATAGATGGGGAGGCAACATATATGTGAGGATGTGGAGGTAATGCTGATGAATTATCTCCATCATGATCATATGTATTTTGAACATCAGTTGTATATTTTGTAATATTATCATGAAGAGAACTATTTCCTCTTTTCAATCTTCTTCTAATGAATGAAATATTAAATTCACCAACACTAGGTAAATCACCTAAAATAAATGTTGAATTACTAATAACTCTTAAAACACGACCAACTCCTAATAATGTATTTTGACCATCTAAAACTTCAATAGAGTCTTCTTCTAAAAGACCATGATCCGAAAGAGTTGTAATAGTGAAACTACTACTTGATTGTCTTATAACTGTTTTTGGAGTAAATTTTACGCTAGAGTTATAAACATATGATCCAAAATGAGAATCTTCAGAACTTTTATTAACTCCAAATGTTCCTACCTTAACCTTATCACCTTTGTTAAAATAAAAAGTTGTATCAGGAATTGGAAAATCTTTTAAAACTCCAGTGATTAAAACTTCAATTTTATTTGTTGCACTTGCAAAAGAATAACCGTAAGCGACATTATTAAAACGAACGTCATCACCAATGTTTAAAACATCAAAAGCAGTATCCACTCCAACAAATTGATTCGCAGTTTTACCTGTATAAGTAACTACTCCAGCTACACTCGCTGTTGGTAATGATAAAGAACCACTAGTAGGAAATCCAACTGTTGTGTCAACTGTCATCACAGTTGAACCGATTGATACAGTGTCGGTTATACGAGTTCTGCCTGGGACTATAAAATCACCATCAATTGAATCTTTTGATATACTAATTTGATAGTAATGTTCTCCATCATATAAAAAGTCTTTTACATCCGATATCGCACCAGAGGCGCCTAAAATATTACTATCCTTCTCATCAGCATCTTGAAAAAGTGTAGATCCTTTAAGATTTCTAGGATCTCCTGTGATTGCTTTTACAACAAAATCTTGTGCAAAACCATAATCAGCATCGGATGGTTTAAATAAAAACTCGGATGGTTTGATGATATCAACTTCCTCACCATACAAAGCTCTGAACAATATTTTATATGACTCATCAGTTCCTTTTGTTCGATAAAAATCTTTTATTTGTCGAATAAATTTAACCTGATCTAGATCACTATCAAATTTACGATTTTCAAATCCACTTGCATAAGTTGTTTTAAGTTTATTAAAAAATTCACGAATAAACAAATTCGATAAATTATGAACTTTTGTTCCTCCAGTATGAGATGCACCTACAGTTGTATTGAATGATAATAGATCTGACCTCGTGGGTTGATCCATATTATCAACTCCACTAAAACCACGAACACAACCAGTGAATGATGTCGTTCCGATTCCAGTGTAAGTGATGATTTCGTCATCAATTTTTAGTAGTCCATATTTACTTGGATAACCTTTTGTTGAATCTACAAAAATTGTAGATGAAAAAGATTCAGTATCAGTGGATAACCCAGTGTATTCAGTTAATGCAGCGCCAACATATGTTTGTAATTTAGTATATCTATCAATATTTTCAGCAATATTAATTGTTCCTCCCTGATATTCTTGGGAAGTATAATATTGTTTCATAAAATCCACAAAAAGTGGACTCTCAGATTGCACAAACTCAGGTAACTGATTTTCAATTACCTGATTAATTTCAACTCTTTGTATTGAGGTATCTATCATTAATATCCGCCAGAACTAGAACTAGATCCGCCACCTGATGATGAGGGTGTTGAAGATGTTCCACTTGAACTTGAACCTGTTGAAGTTGCTGTTACAGTTGCATAAGTGCTAGCACTTGAAGTTGAAGTTGCGGTTGAAGTTGCGGTTGATGGTAAAAGAGCAGCTCTAGTGGATATGGGTGAATTTGATTTTCTCGTGAACGTCGGTGTATAATAACTATGAGTATGGACAAATCTTGATCCAGATGTATTCTCACCTGATGATATCAAATCTTGAATCATATTGATAGTTGTATTTGACATGTCAAATTTAATATACAAATCACGAAGACCAACAATATCATTTGAATGTGGAATTGCTTGAATTTCAATCACATTATTTGCAATCACTGTTGAAAGTATGTTTACAGTATCTATAAGAATTTCACCATGCATATAATCAACTGTTCCAGCATTCTTCTTCACTACAACAGGAGTTCCACCCTCTGTATATGTAAAGAAGAATATTCTTCCTTTTTCACGATTTATAACCTCATCTGCAAGATAAACAAGACCTGTAACACCATCAATTGTAAATCCAGTCGATACAACATTATATGAACTTTCTTGTGTGTGAAACATATTACCATAACAAATTTCATACTGAGCAAATCGACCTATGGACGCTTTTAAATTACGACGAATCGTTACAAGTGTAATATTTGATGTAATGGATGAATCAACATTATCAATTAATGAAACAGCTTTACTATATTTAAATCTACCTCCAAATTTATTCACATCAATTGAACGTGAATATTGAGTTAGTGCATTTGAAATACCAGTTTTAAGATTTTCTGGATCATCATTCAAACTTGGGTTGTAATATGGATTTGTTTGTAATTCAACGTACAAATATTTTAAATCAACAAATTCTGGCACAATTCCAGCAACAGCATGACTTTTTAATTTTTGAATTAACTCTCTTTTTGTCTCATCTGATAAAAAGTCACCATTTCGAGGTTTAACCGAAATAAAAACTTTTCCAAAACGAGGTGGATTCATCTCTTCACCACCATAAGCAGTTACCGACTCAACGTTTGGGTAAATATACCCTAAAACTGATTCATAATCAGATGAAGTGACTGCACGATACTGAGAGGAGTAAATACGAGGTGCATAATACTTAATTGAAGAGATTGATTCAATATCATCACCATCTCTAGAGTTTTCATCAGTTGAAACAAGAGATATAAGTGATGGATTGATAACAGCACCATCTTGATTTGTAATATTTCCTACAAAACTAAATTCAGAAGCTCCATTTCCTTCACGACCATCAGTTACAATGTATGAAACATTAATAAAATTATTATTTGAAAGTTTTTTACCAATTACATTGTCACCAAAAATTAATTCATATCTTTCATCCTCAATTTCTTGTAAAAGATAAGATGCGGACGTTGATGTAACTCCTACAATGTTATCAAGTTGTTTGTAAGTAACACTACTGGAAGAACTTGAGGATGGACTAACTTTAACTTTAATTGTTGATGTATCTATGAAAGAATTATCAAGAATATATCTTTGATTGAATAAACTTGTGTCTACAATAAAAGTTTGAGATACAAAGCTTCCTTCATATATCTCAACGTTGTCAAATACTGCAACTCCATTGACAACAGGTGTTGTAATATCCTCTGGAATTGAAAAAATGTAATTTGTACTTGATCCAGCACCATTACAGATCAATCCAGCGTTAATTGTGATGGTTGAGGTCTCAACTAGACCATCAACCGTAAAAGATATCTTTGCTCTTGCGGATCTACGAGATCTAGGAACGTAACCAATATTTCTTGCGAGTGCAACAACGTTTTCTCGAAGTGTAGATGAGTCAAGAAAACACTCATTCGCTGCCATATTGGTATTATACGCAGTAATGTAGGTATTATATGCCAATGCATCGATAATGATTGAAAGGTTAGAACCTTCAAAATCATAATCAGTAAAATTTGTATTCGCCCTCAAATAATCTCTGATGGACGTTTTTATTTCATCAAAATCTAAATTTACATATTGACCGAAAGCCATTATACTCTAGCTGGGAAAAGGAGAACGTCTACTGTTTGTGTGGGTGCTGGAATTCCAGTAATATCATATTGAACAGTGCAATTTAATTCATGTGAATCGGGTATAACTGTTGATTTAACAGTTATATTACTGATTCGAGGTTCAAATCGATTTAAAGATGATGTAATTTCATCTTGAATACGAATATCACTTAAGTTTGTACTTAAATCAAATAAAGAATCATTAATTACTGATCCAAAAGTCGGGTCAAATGGTTTTTCGCCAAGAATCGTAAAAATTATGTTCTTTACAGACCTTTTAATAGCATCTTCATCACGAATTGCAACTACATCATTCGTCACAGGATGACGTTTGAAGGATAAGTTGATATCTTTGAATGCCCTAGAAGCCACTATTTACACAAAAAGTTTCCTGTTTTTATTTATACCACTTTTTTTACCTTTTTACGACTCGAATTCGGTATTTTTCTGTTTCTAAAGCGTTAATAATATATTTAGCACAAATTCTTGGATCTTTTTCGCCGCAAGTGAAGAAATCTGCGTTCATTCGACCAAATTCAGGCCAAGTATGACAAGAAACATGACTTTCAGAGAGTGCAAAAAGACATGTAACACCACATGGATTCTCCC